AGGCGATTGCTGAATTTAATCAACTTGAAGGTGCTGGCGCGAAATCGGCGTTCGCGTTAAAGAAAGCGATGTTGCCAGCGGTCGCGGTGTTGGGTGGTTTGGCGACTGGTCTGGGTTTGGCAACGAAAGCAGCGGTTGAGGATCAGAAGGCACAGGATTTGTTGGCGCAACAGTTGCGCACGAGTGCGATGGCTACCGATGATGTGATCGCACAGAACGAGGAATTTATTAGTTCTATGTCAATGGCGAAAGCGGTCACTGACGATGAATTGCGTCCAGCGATGGCGAACTTGGTGCGCTCGACTGGTTCTGTTGAAATGGCACAAGATTTGATGACTACGGCGCTCGACATAGCAGCCGCCACTGGCAAGGATTTAGAAACCGTCACTATGGCGTTGGGCAAGGCGGCGAACGGTCAGACCGCAGCGCTAACAAAACTTGACCCGTCGCTTAAAGGCGTGATTGACTCTGAGTCGACATTGGGCGATATCACTGATGCGTTGTCGGTGTCGTTTGGTGGCGCGGCAGATGTTGCAGCGAAGTCGTATGAAGGTCGCATGAAGTCAATGAAAATTGCGATGGACGAAACCAAAGAGTCGATCGGCGCGGCATTATTGCCAGCGTTGCAAAAGTTGTTAGAAATTCTGCAACCAGTCGCAAAGTGGGCACAAGAAAACACGCGACTGTTTCTCATCATCACTGGTGTTGTTGGTGGTTTTGCGGCGGCGATCATTGTCGCAAACACCGCAATCAAACTATTTGCAATCGCAACACAGGTTGCGTCGGCAGCGCAAGCGGTGTTCAACTTTGTGATGTCAGCCAATCCGATCGGCATTGTGATCATCGCAGTCGCGGCGTTCGTTGCGGCGCTCATCATATTAGAAAAGAAATTTGGCATCGTCAGCAAAGGATTTGAACTGTTCAGTGACGGTTTCTACAGGTTCATCATCAATCCGATTAAACAGGCAATCAACTTTATTGCCGATCTAATTCGAGCGATAGGCAAAATACCGGGTGTTAAAGGCATCGGTAATTTCTTGGGCGGTATTGACATTCCAGGTTTCGCTGATGGTGGCATTGTGACGCGACCTACTTTGGCGATGGTTGGCGAGAAAGGTCCTGAGGCGATTGTGCCGTTGGGTCGTGGTGGCGGTGTTGGTGGTGTGACGGTGAATGTGACTGGCGGTTTGTCGACTAGCGCCGAGATCGGGCAAGCGGTCGTGAACGCTATTCGGGCATACAACAGGTCAGCAGGGCCAGCACAAATTCAGGTCGCATAGTGGCTGGCACAGCGATCGTTGGTGCTGGCAATTACACGCTAGAAATTGACACAGGTTTTATACAGGACGCGTTCATTCTTGATGACGCGGTTGCTGGTGTGCTTAATAACACGCAGTATGTGCTTGACGGTACAACAAACTTTGCCGATGTGACGACAGGTATCAACGCAATTAATGTGAAGCGTGGTCGACGCGATCAAGGCGACCAGTTCAGCGCTGGCACTATGTCGTTCAACATGCTTGACACGGCAGGATTGTTTAATCCGTTTGATACTTTGTCACCGTATTATGACGCTGCAACAGCGCAGCCTGGTTTAGCGCCAATGCGCAAAGTGCGCTTAGCGCGCTACTCAGACATCAATGTTAAAGAGTATTTGTTTAACGGTTACATCGTAAATTATGACTACAATTTTGCGTTGGGTGGTCTTGACACGGTGACGGTTTATTGTGCAGACGATTTCTATTTGCTTGCACAAACCTATATGGCAGAATTTAATGTCAGCGAGGAATTGTCCAGCGTTCGACTGACAGCGGTTTTAGATTTGCCCGAAGTTGACTTCCCAATCGGGCAACGCAACATCAGCACTGGCACACAAACATTGGGTGGCGCGGCAGCGTTCACCGTTGACGAAGGCACTAACACGCTCGACTATTGCAACCAAATAAACATTGCTGAACAGGGTCGACTGTTTATGGCGCGTGACGGCGATCTGACATTCCAGTCGCGTATCGGCAACACACTTAGTCAGCCAGTAGCAGACTTCCATGATGACGGCACAAACATACCTTACGATCAAGTGGGCATCACATTCGAGGCAGACCAAGTAATAAACCGTGCAGCGGTTGCAATCAAAGGTGGCACACAAGAAGTCGCGGACGATGCAGCCAGTCAAGCAAAATATTTCATACAAACGACCAGCATCACCGACTCGCTACTGCATAACGACACGGCGGCGTTGGCGCTCGCAAACTATCTACTTGAGCCTGAGCCTGAGGCACGGTACACGGCGGTGGGCACAAACTTAAACAAATTGTCTACAGCGCAACGCGACGCGGTAGCGGTCATTGACATTGGCGACACGATTACGATTGAGAAAACTTTTGCCAGCGGTGCCGGCACAACCGAACTGGCACAGGAATTGTCAGTCGAAGGTGTCGAGCATACGATCACGGTTAGCGGCGGCCACAGCGTCATGTATTTCACCGCACCGACCACGATCGTCTATGAATTAATACTCAATGACGCGGTGTTCGGTATCATCAATTCAACCAATGTTTTAGGATAAAGTGAGGCATTATGGCAACTAGACAAGATTTCGTCGCAGCACAAGTTTTAACGGCAGCCGAATTAGATGCGGTTGCTACGGCGATGATCGCTATTAACGCTCAGACTGGCACGACTTATACGACCGTGTTGGCTGATGACGGCAAGTTAATCACTTGCTCGAATGCGTCAGCGATTGCGTTGACTATTCCGCCAAATTCAAGTGTCGCTTATGGTATTGGTACGCAAATAAATATTGCGCAACTTGGTGCAGGTCAGGTCACTATTACGGCTGGTGCTGGCGTGACATTAAATAGTGAAGGCACTAAACTTAAATTGAAAGGTCAGTACGCGGTCGCTACTTGTGTTAAGACCGACACAAATACTTGGTTTGTTGTCGGCAATTTGTCGGCATAAATTATGCAAATTTTTGCAGGTGTTGGCGCGGCAGCCGACATTCTTGTTGACTACCTTGTTGTCGCTGGCGGCGGCGGCGGCGGGTCGCTTGGCGGCGGCGGTGGTGCTGGTGGATATTTAACAACTAAAAGCGAAGGTAGCGGTGGTGGTGCGTCGGCAAGTGCGCAACTTGTTTGTTCGGGTGGCGTGACATATACGGTTACTGTTGGCGCTGGCGGTGCAGGCGGTACTAGTGGCGCTACAGGTTCGCAGGGTTCTAATTCGGTGTTTTCGACTATTACTGCGACTGGTGGCGGTGCTGGTGGCGGTGACGGTTTTGTTGGTGGCGGTGGTGGTAGCGGCGGCGGCGGTGGCAATAGTTCAACTACAAAAGTAGGTGGTGCAGCAACAGCGTCACCCGTGCAAGGTTATGCAGGTGGTAACGGTGTATTTATTTATTGTGGTGGTGGTGGCGGTTCAGGCAGCGTAGGTGTCAACGCAGTTAATCCGAGTGCAGGCGGTAACGGTGGCAGCGGTAAAACATCAGCATTTGATTCCGTGACTCGTGCTGGTGGTGGCGGTGGCGGCGGTCAAGGTGCGTACACGCCAGGAACTGGTCAGGCTGGTGGCGGTAACGGTGGTGCGTCAGCGTCAAACAGTGCGGGTGGTGCAGCAACCGCAAACACAGGTTCAGGCGGTGGCGGGTCATCATTTAACACAGGCTACGCAGACGGCGGCGCAGGCGGCAGCGGAATAGTCATTGTTGACGGCGGCCAAGTTGCCACATCAACTACAGGATCACCAACATTGTCAGGCACTCAATACACATTTACGGCAAGCGGAAGCATCACATTTTGAGGACACACAAACATGAAAACCATTCGAGCGGTCATAGCAATACTGTTATTAGTGTCGTGCACATCAACCAAAACAAATTACGATCTAAGTGAGGTATGCGAAAATGTTTCACCGGACAGGTGCGAAATTAGAAAATGACCAACTACACACACGACTGATCGTCACGGTCGGCGTGATCATGGCAGTCACATTTAGCATCATGGTCATTGGTTTGCTGTACGGCATGCTGTTCACAAACTTCCCGACAGAACTAGCACCACTCGACTCAAAGATCGTTGACCTACTCAGCACGATCAGCGTGTTTTTGACAGGTGCGCTATCAGGTTTGGTGGCCACTAACGGCATCGCCAAGAAACCGATTGCACCGATAACGCCGCCAACACCGTGACTAAACCGTACATAGTTGCCAAGCAGCCAGTCGCGACCAGCGCGCTGGCAGGCATGACCAAATGGGCAACACTCGCATGCCAACACTCTGACGGGTCGCTATGGAATAACGGCACATGGGTGGTGCGTGATGTACGAGGCAAACCTGGAATTGTCAGCAACCATGCACGCGGTCTCGCAACCGATTTGTCGTACCGTTGGCAGTCGCAAGCAAAGAAAGGTCGGCAGGACGGTCGCAAAGTTTCGTTGGCGTACATTGTTAAGTTGCTTGAGCACGCTGACACGCTCGGCATACAACTTGTGATCGACTATGCGCTTGCACGGTCATGGAAGTGTGATCGGGGCACATGGCAGGCTGGTAACTTTGAGTCAGGCGACTGGTATCACATTGAGATCGAGCCACGCTTAGCGCACGATTCAAACGCGGTAAAACTGGCATTTGACACGGTATTCGGGGCATCACCAAAGGTTGCGCCAACCGTGATATAGGCTGGTTGACCTACCGAGAAAGTAGGTCACTATGACACTTATCAGCAAACTTGCCATATCGCTATTTATTAGCGTTACATCTATATTTATGTTGGCGAAACCGCCTGCACCGACACATATTGTGCCAGCGCCAATCACCGTATTTCAGGGGCTAGAACAGCCAGCGCCGCTACCGCCAACAACGGTCATAACTACGCCTATAACGCAACCTGACGCGTGTCAGACGGTCTATAACATGGCAAAGCATGTCGGCTGGCCCGAACATGAACTGACACAAGTTGTAGCAATCGCCTACCGCGAATCACGATGTCAACCTGACGCGTTCAACGCCAAAGACCCAAACGGCGGCAGCGCAGGTGTCATGCAAATCAACTTCTTTTGGTGCAAACCGTCACGCTATTTCGCCAACGGCTACTTGCAGGCATACGGTCTGATACGCACATGCGACGATCTATTTGACTTAGAGGACAATTTGCGATCGGCGCTAAACATCTACCGGTACTCAAATGGGTGGCGTGCATGGTCACTATGAAACATTTGGTGATGGCAACCGTGCTTACCGCGTACACCTATGTGCTACTTTATTTCACCACACGACGAAAGGCTAAAGATGACCGAGAACATCGACCCGAGAATTGACCCACAGTTGAAAGCGCTCATGCAAGTCATGAACGAAATTACAAACAACCGGGTGCCGTTAATTAATCCTGACGAACTACCAGCACGCAGCACACTTCGAGCGTTGCGTTGGGCGATTGACGATTTGAACGCGCTTGATGACAGCGAACTGATTGACACATTGAATCAGGCGCGCATTGAAATCAAATATCAGATCAGCATCATTAGTGATTTGCGTGAAGCGTTGGCGGCGCGTGACCGTGACATTCGAGCGCTACAAGAACGCAACAATTACCAGTCGGCAGAAATTCAGCGATTAGAAAATCAGGTTTTTCGTGCCAATTAGAAAATATGTGATCACATTAACAGATGCAGAATTAGAGGTTTGCAAAATTGAAGCACAAACACAGGTGCAACGCGCCATTAACAACAATTACAAACATCGCGAAATAAACACAGTATCAAAAGATGATCCAACAAATTTTAACGGTCACTATCGCGGTTGCGTTACTGAAAGAGCAGTTGCAAAATATTTCGGTATTAAACCGCAACTTGAAAGTGCACCCAATAAAGATAAATTTGATTTAACAAACGGTTGCGAAGTTAGGTCAAACAAATATTTATGGGGGCATCTAATTGTTCACACATGGGATAAACCTGCACCGTTTGTATTATGTGTTTTGACTGAACTTCCAAACGAATTTATGATTATCGGTTGGCGCGATCTAGTTGATTGTCAAAACGATAAATATTGGCGAACCAATGTGCCAGCACCAGCGTATTTCGTACCACAAACTGATTTGCATGACATGGCAACACTTAAAGAACGGTTGGCGGCATGACACAGAACTTCATGGACAACTATGTCGATGTTGCGACACGGCTAAAGATTGCATTCGAGCGTTGGCCCGATATGCGCATACAAGAAACATCACGCGAAGTGATCGAAATGCCTGACAAATCATGTTTCATTCGTTGCACGGTGACAATTTGGCGTGACGCAGCCGACCCGATACCAGTGATTGCGTCAGCGTGCGAGATATATCCGGGTCGCACACCGTACACAAAGTTCAGCGAATCAGAGGTCGGTTACACATCGGCCGTTGGCAGAGCGCTCGCTTACGCGGGCATTGGGGCGAATAAGGCGTTGGCGTCGCGTGACGAAGTTATGGCGGCACAGTCGAGGCAACCGATTGCACCAGTTGTGCAGTTGCGTGATGTTGAGGTGCCATTCCCTGATGAACCGCAACGCGAATATCCGTCAGCGAAACAGTTGGGAATGATGCGTGCGTTGGCGAACGGTCAAGGCATTAAGGGTGACGATTTGAAAACATTCTGTTCTGCTACATTGGGGCGCGAAATCAATACGACAGGCGATCTAACTAAGCGTGACATATCAAAGGTGATTGATGCGTTGAAGTTGAGTGAACCTAAATAAAACTAATGACGGGCATGACCTGCACGAGTGCAATCGTGTTGGGTGACACACGGAAAGCGTGGGTCGATGACGCATGTGGT